GCGGAGCGGCATAAGTTTGGGCTGGTCCGGTTTCGGGACTTTCGGTTTTTCCACTTTGGGCGCTTTAATCTGTTTTGGAACGGCTTTTTGAACGGCGGCAGACGCAGTTTTTGCGGCGTCGTTGCTTGTTTTGCTGACGGCGGCGGCGCTGACTTTTGCTTGCGCCTCGTCTTTTTTGCCGGAAAACAGGTTTGTAATGCCGTTTACAAGCCCTTTTACGCCCTCGACAAGTTTCCCCCACGTCGCTTGAATGCCTTCCCACAGGCTGGTAATCATGTTCATTCCGGCCTCTTGCAACGACGCGCCCGAAAAGAGCGATTGGATAAACGTGAATAATCCCCCGACCGCCGTCATCACGATTTGTATCGGCAGCGTAATAGCCGTGAATGCGCCCACCAGCACGCGCGCCATGTTCCCGCCGGTCGTACTCAAGCCCGTCATCAGCCCAATGACCTGACCAACGACTTTCGCCAACCACAAAATAGGCGTAACAAGCACACGGAGCGCCGTGCCGAGGTATTGACCGGCTACCACGCCCGCGTCCTTGAGCCACGCAAATTGATTCGCCGTTTTGCCCGCCGCGCCGGCGACCGCCTCAACGGGAGTAAACAGGGCTTTTACCGCGTCAATGATGGGCGAAAACGCGGCGAAAACCTCCTGCAGAATTGACCAAGGGGCGGCAAACGCCGCTCCAATACCCGCCATGAATCCGTCGAAAAACTTGCCGATACCGTCAAATAGTCCGCTGAAAAATTCTTTAATCGGAGCCCAATTTTTGTATATCAAAAACGCCGCGCCTGCTAGCGCAACGGCTATCCACGTTACGGGGCTGGTGAGAAACGCCATGTTCATTGCCATAACGCTTGACAGTACCGAACGGACGCCGCCCACAAGACTGCCGCCGATAGTTTTTGCAAAACCGCCAATCCCGCCGGAGAAGAGCGCCGAACTCCGCGCCGCCGCAAGCTGCTGCGCGGCAAAAGCGCGCAGCGACGCAACGCCGCTATGCAGAGCCGAACTCATGCCGGAAACGGCGCTATACGCGCTCGATGCAATGCTAGAGAACATACCGGAAAACGAAAACCCTCTCAGCCCCGCAACCATGCGCCCGAATGCGCTTTGCACCGATGAAAACGCGCTCGTTGCGATACCGCCCACCCCCGACAACGCGGAGGCAAGCCCTGTTTTGAGACTCGCAAACGCGCCCTCCGGCAGCAATGATTTTATACCCGCAAGCGCGGTGATTTCGGGCGCTAACGATGAAAATTGGCGCGAGGCTGATACGGCTATTACGCCGAAACTCCCCAGAGAATCCAACGCCCGTATTTTGAGCACGCCGATCCGCGCTTCCAATTGTTTCGTTTGGATGTCAATTGACTGCGCCATATCCTGGTACGCCGCTTCCGTCGTCCCCGCGCTCGATTTAAAACTATCAAACGTCCCCCTGAATTTGGCAATGTCCTTTGTGAGAACGTTGAACGCCGCGCCCGCTTCCGATGACGAAAACGCGGTCGCGGCTGTTTTCCCTGCTTTTTCCATTGCATTTCGCACCCGCGCAAGGTTTTCCGGCAGGGACTCGTTTTTCAATGATTCTAGCGAAACTCCGGCCGCTTCGAGAATCGGCTGCAGATCTTTCCCGGGCTTTTGCAATTCCAATAACAGCTGATTCAGTTTCGTCGTGGATTGCGCCGTCGGCACGCCGTTTGCCGTCATCACCGCCAACGACGCGCCAACGTTATCCAGCGAAACTCCGGCCGCTGCCGCCGTTGGTACAACCTGCGATAAATACGACGACAATTCGGGGATGCTCGTTTTGCCCAAATTGACCGTTGTAAACAGAATGTCGCTGTATTTCGTCGCCTCAATTGCCGACGCGCCGTAGGAGTTCAGCATGGACGACAAAACGTTAACCGAATTGCCAATCGTTTCCGAGCCGCCTACCGCCAACTTCCCCGCCGCGTCCATGAACGATTCAATTGCCGCTTTGCTGGGCTCAATCCCCGCCGAAAGCGCGTCGTAGGTTGCCGCCTGGATGCTTTCGGCGGTAAGCGGCATAGTGGTTGCCATAGACAGCGCTACTTCGCGGAATTGCGGCGCAAGCGCTTTCGCGTCTCCGCCCAAAGTGCGGATTTTCGCGGTTGCGGTGTCGAGCTCTACAAACCCGTTAGAAAACGAATTGATTGACGATGAAGCCGCGCTTATACCGCCGGCAATAAAGCCAAATTTCGCCATTCGCTCGGCGGCGCCGGAAATGGACGCGCCAACCCCCGAAAGTTTCTGCTGGATGCCCGCGAGAACGGAACTTGCGCCGTCTGTGGCTTTAATCCGTATGCCGAAATCAAATGACGCCATATGCTGTTTCGTTCCGCAAGGTTGGTGTATGCTATTGATTTTTCATGCGCTCGGCTTGCTCTTCGTTAAATTTGTGAACGGTTTGCAGCCAAAACCAAAATTCGCCAACGGTCATGCCCTTGATTTCCGTGAGCGTGAACCCGTGGTAGATGAGTCCTGCCACGTATTGTCGGAGGCTTCTCCCCAGAAATCCTCGAAAAAATCGGCGTTGTTGTCCTCGCTTGTTGTAAGCTCCGACATAGCGTAGCCGTCTTGCAAACTCATCTCCAAAATATCCTCGACCATGCGCTGCTCAAATTCCCCTTCATCGTTCTCAAACCTAAACGTCCGCTCAATGACATACGCCGTGAGCAAGTGCGGCTGTTTTGCCGCCCATTTTTCGGCGGCTAGTTGGTCGCCCATCAGCGCGGGTCGCCACCGCACGCGCTGCCCGCTTGGCAGCGTTGCGAGATTTTTATCGTTTGCGTCCGGCGTGGCTTTGACGAGTAATTCCGCAGCCAGCCATGCGTTCAGCTGCCTGACTAGTTGCACGGGCAGACGCTTATACTGCGCCTCGCTAATAGGGCGAAATTCTCCCGAGGGCGGATGCAAAAATTTTACGTTGCTCAAAATCATCTCCTGCAAGATTTTCGATTCGTCGCCTATCCTGCCCCACGAAAGAAATTTCTGATACGTGATTTGGTCGTCCAGCGCCGCCGTTATTTGCCGAGAGAGTTCGAGAGTTTTCATAAAAAATTTTGATGATTGTAAGGCAAAATACAAATACAACGGGCGCAACCCTTTTGATTGCGCCCTTCATTGCGACAAATAGACGTTAAATACCAAGATTGCCCCGGTACCCGCCCATTTTGTCTTCTCCGGCGACCGCGTAAATGTGGTTGTCAAGATCGATTTTCACGATTTCCTCGCCGTCAATTTCGAGGCGGTAAAATCGCACGCCGAGCTTTACTTCGGGCGCGGATTCGTCGCCTCTTTTAATACTGCCGGGCTTTAGTTCCAGATTATACGCCTTCATTTCCGCCTTATACGGCTTTTGTTCCGTTCGCCCGTCGCTGCCGACAACGTCAATGTTGCCCCGCAGCATGTAATCGTGTTTTTTGTGTGGGTCGGACACCAATTTGAGCGTATCGCCATACATGCCCGCAAATTTCAGAGTCGCCTCCATTTTGTCCGGACCAATAGGAATATCCTGCGCGCCTGTTAGCCCTAGACCGGCGTATTCCATTGTTTTCTGAACAATGGAGGGGCTTTCAAACGTGTCCACCTGCCCGATGCGAGAACCGCCGTTAATGTACACATTTGCGCCCGTGAGGACTTTGATTTCAGCCATTATACTATATTCCTTTCAGGTTAGGAGTTAGGAAAGTTCGTACAGAGCCTCGAGCAAATCAATATTCTCTTGGCTTTTCAGAATAATATGCTCCATTGGAATCGGACTCATTTGATTGAGATAGAAACAGATTTTACCCTGCGCCATTTGTGTGGTGCTGTTGTCGCTGGGGAGGAATTTCGCCTCAGAGCCTGGCATCAACGCTCCGGCGGCAATGCGGTCTCGCAGAAAACCGTTAATGGTCATGAGCGCCGAATCGACGTTTGCCAACGTCATGGGTTTCCCTAAATACGGGCGCAAACCGTACCCCAGCGAATCGTGTAAAATGTCCTTCGTGCGGCGTACAGACGTAAACGAATCCGGATCGGAACTGCTAGGGAACGCCGCAGAGCGAACGCCCCAAACGAGAAAACCAGTGCCGTAGTCGCGGACAATCGTTACCACGCCCGCAGCGTTGAGTTTATTCGCCTCCGTATTTGAATTCATCACGTCGAAACTAATATTTCGCTCTACGCCGGTAATCCCCTTAATCTCGCGGTTGCTGGGCGGCGTCCAGTACCCCTCTTCGAGGTCGGTAGCCGCCATAACGCCGGCATAGTACGGCGAAAATGGATGCAATTCCTCCGCGCCGTCCACGACCGATGCGCCGTACACGTGCGGGTAGCAAATATCCACGCGGGGGCTGGAGGTGTTCAGGTTTATTGTGCCGCTTACGCCTCGCCCTTCGAGTACCTGTTGATACGTAAGACCTGCGGGGACGTCTATAATCGCCTTCGCGCGGATTTGGTCGGCGATGATGCGCATTTCCGCAGCGACTGATTGCTGCGTGGAATACGACGGGGCGATCAAAATACGCGGGCTGAACCCAAATTGTCCCCGCGCTGTCGCCCACACTTTCATCCCCGTCACGCTGCCGTCCGATTCCACCGACCCGATAATGTCGCTAGCCGTAACAGCCTCCGGCGTGAAGGTGATTTTTTTTACGATACCCGCGCTCTGAGCCGCGGCGGGGATGTCCGCTCCCACGCTAGGGAACGTAATCGTCGTCGCTGTCGGCGCGGTTATTTTCACATAATCTTGATTAAACGGCGCAAAATCGGCGGCAAACGAAGTAAGATTCACAAAATCGCCGGTTACGAGCCCGTGCGGCGCCGCGGTGGTAACGGTTGCAACGTTTGCGGTGCGAGACGCGTTGCCGCTGGTTGCGATATTCGCTCCGAGTGTGCGATGCCGCGACGGGTCGAAAACGTTAATAGCGATGACAGCCGTATTCGCCTGTTTGAAAATTATCTCAATATCGCGGTTTAGCGTATAGCCTGCGCTATCGGCGTCGGCGCCGCAATAGTACGCCTTGTCGGCGTCGGACGCGATAAGGACGTTGCGGTTCAGCGTGCGCTGCGCGGCGGGCAAATGATGAATCGGCGCGGTGCCAATTACTCCAATAATTGCGCTTTGTACGAGAGATATTGTTCGTGTGCGCGATTTGACCTCTTGTATCTCTACGCCGTGATGAAACGTTGCCGGCATATTATTTGCTCCGTTTTGTTGGTTGCTGTTTCGTGAATTCGTGAGATTCGTTTGTTTCCTCTGCCTCTGACGCTGCATACCCTGTTCCCGTCTCTACGGCAATCAACCACGGCGCGGGCATACCGTTCGCGTCGCGTTTTTTCAAAAACGTTTGCACAAACGTCTCGCTGTCGTCCAGCGCATACGTTTCGCCGTAGTGCAAGAGAATTTCGGCGCCGTTTCGGAGCGATACGCCGTTAATGCGCGCCTCGCCCACATAGCGATAATTTTTTACCATACATAACTCCGTTTTCGTTACGGGATGATTTCCTCAATCCCTGAGGGTGATTTTACTGTGATTTCGGTAATAACAATATCCGCGCTCTCTTCCTGAACCCAGCCAATAGGGTCGCTGAGGTAGGTTTGTTTGTATATCCACAGACCGTTTTTCTCCAAATACGCCTCGTATTCCTCGTCCTGAAGATAAAACCGCGCTCCAATCAGCCGCTCTTGCGTCGGATTTTCAGCGTTGCCCGTTGATACGGTTTCCGTCAAATTGATTCCGGAAACAGCCAACCGCGCAGCGTCCAGCAGCGTGTAAATTGCGCTGTGGTCTCCACGCAGGTTGCGGCTGATTGCGGTGATTTCAAGCGTCAATACGTCCGTGCCTGCGTAATCGGCGGTATGCGTGCGTTTCCGCCCTACATACTGTACTAAAAGGGCTCCAGAAGCCGCGCGAAATGTGTCAATGAACGTTCGCGCATTGGCGGGGAACGTTTCTATCTGCACCGTTTTTAATGGGAGCGCCGCCCGCAAACGTCGCACAACAGCCTCTTCTACTTTGGCGATAGGTATCATGTAGGCATAGTAAGAAGAAACACCTGTTGCTTTTCGTCAGCCGCTACTCCCGTAATTTCGCGGACGTCTCCGGCGGCTATTTCCACGCAAACGGGCATAGTTTTGCGCTCGTAGAGCGAAAGTTCCTCTATTACGCGCCACGCCTGGCATGGTCTAGACAGCTGATAAACCGAAAACACAACGCGCGGCGCGGGCAAAGGCGCGTAGCCGAGCGCGAGGAAATCCATGCGCGTCCCCGCTACGTCCGCTCTCACGCCCCAGAGGCTAGAGAATTTGCCCGTGAAAAATTTTAGCCGCTCAATGGTTTCCTCTATAGTCATGCCGTTTCCCATTGCGGGTTCAGAAAAAAAGCGGTTCGTCAATAAGCCAGTCGGCGCCCTCCAATTGCGGCTCCTGTTTGTTCCGGCTTGACGACAAAATTTTGTACACAGCGCTATGCACCTGACGCAAGGTCAGCGACGGCGCAGCGTTTTCGATGTGCAACGTTTCGTGCGTCAGCGCGCCCTCGTAAACTGTTTTGCCGTTGACGGCGTATCCCTGCGTATAGCTCACGCTGTCTGCGGTGCAGCCCGAAAGCAGGGCGGCGTTTGCGCTCTCTGTTTCGGCGTCCCCCCAAAACCACGCTTTGTGCGCCGCCTTGCGCGCGCCGACCAAATCGGCGGGCGGTACGAGATAGCGAGAAATCGCAAGGGATCCGGCGTTACGCAGCATTTTATCGCTGTGGCAAGAATCCGAAAGGATTTTTAGCCCCTGCCCCGCTTTGAGATTTTTCTGCGCGTCGCCGATAATGTCGTCAATAAACCACGTCATTGGGTTATCCCAATCGTGGTCGTACATTACCCAGCATTCGTCGAGTTGGTCAATTTCGGTATCCGACGGCGTTTGCGTGCCATGCGAGGATTGCCCCCAAAACGCCCGCCCGTCGTCGGCTAGCCCGCTTGTTACCCACGCCATAGCCTGCCGAGCGCGGGCGCACGTAGCGTAGTTATTACGCAAAACGCGTAGTTCGCAATCGCGCCACTGCACCCGCATAAACAGCCCCTCAGGTTTTGACCAATAGTGCGCTAGAATCCGCTCAATGTCTGAATTTGGAACGTCCCAGCGCTCTAAAATGCGGCGCGTTAGGTTCGCGCCGTCGTTATCGCAACCTCGTAGCGTTTCGCCGTCAGCCCATGTGTCAATTGCGCAGACAACCGATTTGCGGCGTTTGCGCGCTCTGTCGCGGAAACTATCATCGTCGTCGCCAACGTAGTCCGGAAGTTTATTCTCAATAATCGCGGGGCTGCTCGGCGCAGGTTCATCGGTTAATACGCTCCGCAATTTCAACGCATTTTTGAGAGCGCGCCAAGCCGCGCAAAGAATGTTACTCATAGATATTTCCCAAATAGGACGAGCAAAACAACGATACCAATTGCGATGGTCAGCCAAACATACACCCGCGAAAAGAACCACGCCGCTGTGATCCGCGACCGCGTTTGCTGCGCTTCCGCCTGCGCGTTCATAACCTGCACAGCCATTGCGCCAATACCGCCCGCTATCGCTCCTATCCCTGTCGGTATGTTCCCTAGCAAAATCTGAACAATACCCGTAGCCAGCGGCGCTATATTAGCAACGACTGCTAACGCAACAAGTTTTACCGATGGGAGTTTCATAGCTCTGTTTTTTTTAATTTGTATCGTTAAAAATTTGCACACGGATTTCGCGCGAGAGCGCTTCATTCAGACGCAACGCCTCAGAGGCGCTCAAATCTTTAATTTCGTTTTTTGCCTCGCGCCATTGGCTGGCAATAGTGGTCGCTGTTTTAATGTGAGTGCCGAGATCGTCAAGCCCGAAGCCATCAAGACTTACTTTGATTGAGCTAACAATCGCCCTTGCCAATGATTCCAGCGATTCGATTCCGTATTGATTTTGCGTTGTTTCTGGCATGGTAGTATCCCGATAACGTGAAAAAATTAAAAAATTTGCAAATTACTGTTTTGAATCAGCCGCTCCCACGGGAATCCGGGGTGAACATCGCTTTTATCTGCGCGGAGATGCGTGTGCGAGACGACGCCGCCAAAATTTTTCCAATCGTTGTAATACGCTGTGTGGTTTTTCGGGGTTTTGCGCTCAATAGTCGGATAGGTTTCGAGCAGTTTTTCAATCAATTCGAGCGCCGACGCGATTTGCGCATCGGTGTAGCGAGCGAAATACTGAAATCCACGATATAGCGTTCCATTATCAAAAACGTCTGCCGCGTTTACCTCTGTTTTGGGAGAATACACGCCAAACGCGTAGTATTTGCCGTCGCGTTTTTTCAATCCTCCGTGGCTGCACAATTCTATTCCAATGCTCTCGGCATTATCCCTACTATTGCTGCCCGAGCCGATGTGGTAACACCAGTATTTTGCCGGGTCGAATGTTTCGTAAATTGCGCCGTCTCGCTCAATCATATACGCCGTTCCGACGCGCTCCGGCGTTGACGCCCAATAATCAAACGTAGATTTTGCGCTCGCTCCAGCGGTGTGGTGGAGTACGATGCGGCGCAATTTCCCGTTTTGTGGGAGCAGTTGCGTTTGCGGCAGGCGATATTTTTGCACGAGAATCATTGATGTTGCGAGCGCTGCGTCTCTAGTAATTGTAGTTTTGTTTCGATAACTTTGATATTTTCGTTCATTGCGCTGATACGCATCAGCAGCGTTTCGCGCCAATTGTCGTTATTTTTTATTCGCGATTGCAGGTCGTTTTCTAGTTTCTCGATTTTTTCCTCTAACTGCATAACGGTGCGAACGAGCCCGCCGGTGCGAATGAGCACGCCCGCCAGAGGTAAAAACGACGTTACCGCCATAATCAGAGCGCCTATGAGCAAAGAGTTTTCCATGTTGGAAGGAGGGTTTTATACTTTGATTTTTTCAACAACGACCATACCGCTGCCGCCAATGCCCCCGTGCGTATGCCCAATGCCGCCGATACCGCCGGCGGACTGAATTAGCCCGTTATTCGTGAGCGATTCCGCGTACAGAATCAGGATCGAACCGCCGCCCGATCCACCGCCGCCGCCGCCGCCGTTGTCGAACGTCGATGAGGAATTACCGCCATCCGCGCCATTGCTTTCAATTTTACCCGATGGTCCGATAATCAAATTGCCCTTTACGAACAGAATAATTGTCCCGCCCGTGCCGGCGCTACCGATTGCGCCCGTACCGAGAGGCCCGGGACTATTTGCGGGGGATGTGCCGCCGCCGGGGTTCCCAGCGCCGCCGCCGCCGCCGCCATTACCGCGCCCGCCTTGCCCCCCATTTGCCGATGCGTTCTCGCCGGGGACGTTGTAGTATCCAGGGTCACGCCCACCGCCGCCGCCGCCGCCGCCTCCACCGAAGCACGTTCCCTGTGCGCCGCTCCCGCCGAAGCCGCCGTTGCCGCCGCCGCCGCCGCCCGTGCCGCCGCTTCCGTATCGTGCGATGGTGTAAACTGTGCCGCTCCCGTTAATGCGTTTTTGGTTCGCCTCCGCTGCGATGATTGCCGCCCCGGCGTTCGCGAGCGATACGGTAGACGGGGCTGTGTACGTGTCCGCGCCCGTAGCGGTAAAGCGCGGGAATTTCAAGCCCGGCGTACCGTTTGAGTCCCCAGCCGCGCTTGCGTCTGCGTGCGCGCCGCGCCGCGTCATTGAGAGCGTACCGTTGATAATACAATCGCCGCGGACGTAGACGACCAGCCCCTTGCAGCGATTCGCCACCGTGAGCGTATGCCCTGCGTTGATAGTCAGCGAAATGTAATTTCTGACAACCATATCGCCGTCGAGCGTCGAGGGGAGCGTAACGTCGCCGCTGGTGTTTAGAACGCCATCGCTGCCGTCGCCCCAATAGTTTTGGGAGCCGCTCGAAACCATTGCAAATGTTGAGCGCATTTAGGTAGTTAGTAACGGTTCGGAAAGAGCGCTTGCCGCAACAAGCTCGGGGGAAACTGTTTCGTATTCAAATGCCAATAGCCGTTTTTGTCCGGAGCGGACAATAAAGGTGCGCGAAACGTCCTGCGGTTGCCATGTCGATGGCAAAACAAACGTGCGGTCAGCGCCAACGGCTGTCAAAATCAGCATACCCGACAGCGAAGGGCGCGGGTTTGTAAACGACAGCGTTACGGCTGCCGTGTTGTTCAGAGACAACGCAACCACAGCGCCCAGCGCCAAATTGATTGTTTTTGTTGTCTCGCCCGCCGCTACCGTTACCGTCTGCCGCGTGTTTTCGTATTTCACCGTGAGCAAATCTAGCCCCGCCAGCGTTGTTGTATCGAGACTGCCTAACGTGTTTTCAATACCGACAATACGAGAAAGCAAATGCACGGTGCGCTGCAAAAGCGTCAAGGCTTGTTCGTTCGCTTTGCCGACAATGCTGGGCGCGGCGGGGTCGTACCCCTTGACGCGGTCGGTAATATCAATGCGCACCACGTCGTCCGTGAATGCGGTTGTGTTCGGTGGGTACGGGTTGGAACCTGTTAAAAATGCCATATTATACTCCGCAGTTGATTGTCCATGCGCCCGCAAGCGTCATGTCAGACTGTTTCAAAATAGTATCCGGCTCGCCGCCTGAGGGTGGGCGCACATAACGGGCAAACAAAACGTCGTCGCTAAACAGCAGCCCAAATTCCCGAATTGCCAAACCATTCGCCTCGCTGTTTAGCAGAATCCACTCGCAACGCAATTGCCCCGCCGAAACGTTCACGCTATTGCCATACCACGCGCCGGTATAGCCGTTGTACCGTTTCGCCTCAAGAGGTTTTGAAAACGGGTTTGCGAGAGCCGTATCGCCGGCGTTTGCGGCTGCGCCGTTTGTGCCGACGCTGATTTTCGTAACGTTTTGCGAACGGTTGCCGCCCAGCAATTTTGCCAGTGCGTCCTTGCCGACTGTTACAATGAGATTGTCCGTCTCGGAGCGCCACAGCACGCTATCGCCTCGCAGCGCGACCAGTTCTACCGACCCGCTGAGGGGCATTGTTTTTTCGACTATATTCATGGATTTATCAAAATCGTTGCCGTCTCCGTCATTGTTAATGTTTCGGATGTTCCGATATTGGCAATCATGGGGAACCGCAAACGCGGCGTGTTGTCGTTGCCGGAATAGTAAATTGCGCCGTCGTAAAAGAAATCGCCGTTAAAAAACACCTGCGCCGCCGCCTCGTCGTCCGGCGTATCGGTCAGCCCGTTTGCCGTGCCGTAGGTTATTGCGTTATTGTAGGCGTATTCGCCGTCGTAGCGCGCCGCCCAATCGAAAAATTCATCCGGCGCAGAGATGCGCGGCGCAATTTCAGAGATGGGCAGAATCGGAACGGAATCGCTTGTTCTCGAAACAAATCCCAAATCCGTCAGCCACGAACGCTCATTTTTGTAAGCGTTGATCACCGCTCGGCAGCGCTCGACGATTGCAGCCGAAACGCGCTCGCTCTCAGCCAAAATAACCACCACGCGGAACAGCGCCCATTGAATAGCGGGCGAATCCAACAGCAGACGCGCGTTGCCGCCCACGCCGCTACCGAAATCAAATGTCCCGTCGTACGCTGCAAAACCGTCGTACAAGAGCGGTTTGCCGTAGTCAATCGACGCCATTTGATGGGTAAAATTCCCGAAGCCCTCTTCAATCAAAACCTCGCCGAAACCGGCTTGCTCTACCGACGTGCGAACAGCCCACGGGGTGCCCTTGTGTCGATGCAATTCGACCGCCTGCTTTAAGAGCGCGCGCTTTTCCGCTTCCGTCGCTACGTATTCCCACCCGTCGGCGCCAAGAACCGAGAAAAATTCCGCTAAATGCGTGAGCCCTTCAGCGGGAACGGTGTCAATAAGCATCGGTACGAGCGGCTGCCAAACCTCCAGCGTGAAAAATTCCTCTAGTAGTTCGGCGAGCGTTTCATAGTGTTCATCACGAATACTTATAGGCAACAGGCTCTTCATTCACGGCGGGTGTTAAAGTTACGGTTATTGCCGCGCAGTCGGCAAATTCGCTGGCGGCGACGCTTATCAACGTCGGCTCTGCGAGCGTTACGTTATACACGCCTGTTACCGACTGAATCAGCGCAACGATATGGTTCGGGACA